TCTGACAACTTCAACACTTACAACGACAAAATTACCTAATGTTTCCATAGTTTTTTCAGCACTATTAGGATAATGTTCTAAATCTGGCTTTAATTTTTCTTCAGCATACTTATAAGTCTGATAATATGGATGATATTCGATTACTTTTTTACCTATCTTTTTTATGGTGTCCATTATACCTTTGCCTTCCATACTTTTAGGTTTTTTAAGTGGTTTTAATTTTATTTCAGGTGTAGAATCTTTTGTACAAGGTTCATTTTTTTTACCACCTTTTTTACTACGTATTTTTTTTAATACATTATCTATATCTTTACTGACATTCTTTTTAGCTTTCTTTTGTAATTTTAAGTTAATTTTCTTTACGTCCATTTATATATAATTATAAATATAAAATTATATATAAAAAATAAATGTGTTATACTACATTTTTAATATATTCCCTTTGTGTTTGTGTACTATGTCCCATCTTATCAGCGTCATCTTTCATTTCACTTACAACATCTTTGTATTTATCACTTAAGAAAATATGTCTTAAAGCACTTGAACCTAATCTTTTACCAAAAATTTTATTTAATATCTTAGTTATACTATTAACTTGACTTAATGGTTCACCTTTATAATTTACTAAGAAATGTTCATTAGTATTACGTGTCAATTTTTTACCTAAAATTTTAGGATGGAATTTTAAATATAAATCTATAACCTTTTTAAGATCATCATTATAATCAATAACTTGTCTACCGAATTTTTTAGCTGTCTTATAGTTATTAAATACAAATTTATTTTCATCATATGATAAATAATTAATATCATTTTCATATTTATCATTATATTTTTTAACAACATTCATTAACTGATAGTCTTTATTTCTTCTAGGTTGATTATGAACATATAAACCTAATATCATATATGATAATAATTTATTATATTCAGATTCAGATATTTTTTTATTATCTTTTAAAGCATCAACTTCTTTTTCTAATTCATCAAATTTAGCCTTAACTTCATCCCATTTTATCCAATTTTCTTTTTGTTCTTCAGTTGCTTCATCTGTTGCTTTATTTTTAATTTCATCTGATTTATTTATCATCATATTATAATATTCATCATGTAATTTTTTAAGTTTTTTATCTTCAGGACAGCATTTAAGAACCGAAACAATAGAAATAAAAATAGATCTTTTAGTATTATCTTTATATTTATTAATTTGATCAACAATTTTTTTTGTATCTTTTAAAAATTTGAAATTATCAATTTTTTTATTGTCATTTAATTTTTCTAAGTTTCTTAAGTATAATTTTATACTGTTTTCAGATAAGCCTTTATCTTTCAATTTAGTCTTTAGATTATTTGTGAAATCTTCCATATATATAATAATAATAGATTATAAATTTATATAATCTAAATTATTTTATTCTTCGTTAAGTAAATACATTTCTTTTTCTGTCATTACACATTGGGGATAATGTTTAAAAATTGTCACCCATCTACTACCTGATTTTTTTGCTTTCTTAATATCTTTTTGATCCATACCTACATAGTTCATTAATAAGTTATCAATTTGTTTTTTAGACCCTGATGCTGGGAAATATGTAATGGTATGTGCTTCATTTAATATTTTTCTTGTTTCCTTACCATTAGTAGCTAAGTGATTTGTAATTATACAAGTTATTTTTTTGTGACGACCTACTTCTAAGATCTGTTCCATTAATTTATATAAAGCATCACGTAATGGTTTCTGACCAATACAATCTATATCGTCAAAAATTACACAAGTATTTTCTAAATCAGATGGTAATATGGGACTTGTTACTAAACTTTGATCAATTTTTACACGTTTTATTCCAGCATCATCCATTTTCTTATCATCTAATACAGGTGAAAATATAAATACTTCATTTTTAGGATGTGCTTTTTTATAATTTTTAATATAATTTACAGCATATGTAGATTTACCAGATCCAGAAGCACCACAAATATAAACAATATCACGTTCTTGTGCTGTATTAGGAATATGATGAATTTTTTCATCTTTCTTAAGGATTATTTTTTTAAATCCATTATCCATTTCTTTATCATCTAATGATATGATGGTTTCTTTTTTAGGATCAGATTCAATAATTTTAGCCAAAGGTTTACCGATTTTATTAGTGTTAAACATAGTATATAGTAAAAATATAAAAAAAATATACTAATTTAAATTTATATGTATTTTGATTCAAAAGTTTTTAAAAATTTTAATCCATCATTATCCACCTTATCCTGTATCTTTTTTATTAATTTGTTAATAATCGATACTTTAGGTATGATACCGATATCAATAAGATTTTTTCTAATTTTTAATCTAATTAAAGGATCATCATAATTTTCTAATAGTAATTTTATAGCTTTTAAATTTGATAAAATTTTATATTCAGAACCATAATAATTATTTAGATATTGTGATATATATTGTCCCTTATTATGATCATTTAATATTTTAGCAATACTGAAATATCGTTTAACAGCTTTAAAATATTTACCATCTTTCTTTTCTTCGTCAATTGATGCTTTAATTTCATTAACAACATTTACTTTATTAGGATTAAACCAATAATTAACACTTAATTCTTTGAATTCACCTAAAAAGAATATTACAAGATCTAATTTAATAAATTCAATTTTATCAAAGTTTTTTTTAGGAATTTTTATACGGTCTATTTCGTTAGCATAAATTTTTTTCTTTTTTCCATTTTTATACTGTATTTTTAATTCAATGAAATACATATTATCATTTTTATCAACTTCATCAACTATTTTTTTTATTTCTTTTTCTGTTATTGTCTGGTCTATATTACCTGTAATATTTATATCGACATCTATATCACCAGCATTATTTTGTGATTTTAGTGAATAACTACCTATAATGACTGGTTTATAATTCTGAAATTGAACATTTCTTAATAATGGTATTAATGCTGGTTCTAGTGTTCTTTCTGCGAATACATTCATTCTAATATTATATAATATTAAAATAAATTAATTATATGACTTGTCATTCCATTCCATCATTTAAAACATTTATGTTTTAAATGTCTATCTTTTTAGCTACTAAAGCATCATAATCAATACCTTGTTTTTTAGTTTCTTTTCTGATCATATTATGGTATTTAGTTAATGGTAGATTTTTATGTAAAAGTCTAAAAACTACATGACGGCCACATGTTGCGATTTCATTACCTTGTTTTTGATATGGTTCTGTATTATAAACAATTTTTAAAGGTGTTTTATTGAATAAATTTGATAGATATTTGCCGTTTATTCCTATATTATGTCTTGTACCAGCATGAACCCAACTTAATTGTTTATCAGGATATATACCATAAGAATCAAAAAATTCGATTCTTTTAGGTTGTCGTAATAATCCACACCAATGTCCTGTATTTTCTGAATCTTGATACATCAATACACAACAATCACCATCTGTTTTTAAAATATCTTCAATATTATTAAATTTAGGTAATTCACTATACATTATAATAGGTGTATTTGGTAGATACTTTTTTATTTCATCATCAGAAAGTGGACTTTCAATAGTTTCTTTCAATTCTTCTGAAATTTTTTTCTTCATATATAATATATGGAAATAAATAATAAAAAAGAAATAGTCAAAGACATCGAAAAATTAAACAAAAATAAATTAATTGAATTATTTAAATTAATTGTAAAATTAGATGTAAAATATACCCAAAATAAAAATGGCTTGTTTATAGACTTGAACAATTGTTCAGAATATCAACTAGAATGTATTAAAACATATTTAGATGATATCATTATTAAATAAGTATTCTTGATGTTTAGATGATTCTTCATGTCGTTTTTTATGTAAAATGGTATAAAATTTACCACATTCACATTTATGTTTTTCTTTTCTTTGTTTTTTTATTTTATCAATATTTTTATAATAATAATCATTATTATTTTCTTTTAATTTATCAATATTATCTATATAATATTCTTTCATATTTCTACCAGCTATATAACGATTAATACAATTATTATTATTTCTTATTTCATCACCTTCAATTTTTCTTAATTCTTCTTTACTATTACAAGGACAATTTTTAATTAATTCTATATAACAATCATCATAATTATCTAATAATATTTTTGATTTACATTCATTTCTAATCATTTTATGTTCATAAAATCTTTTACTTAATGGTTGGCATGTTGATCCAATATAAATTTTATTAGTTTGGTTACTTCTTATAGCATAAATTTTAGCGTTTTGATAATTCATTAATAATAATATTATTAAATCTTTATATAGATTCGGTTTTTATCGGTTTTATTAAATAAAATCTTTATATTTATAATTATATAAATATATGGATATTGAAAATTTAGGTATGGGTGTAGGTGGCGGTATAGGTGTAGTAGTGTTAATTTATATATTAAAATATCTAGCGAATAAAAAAATAGATATTAAATCGGGATGTATGGAAGTAAAAATAGAAGAAGATAGAACACCGAAAGATAACCAAGTAGCACCATTAGAAAATATAAAAGTTGAAAAATAGATCTAAAGTAAAGTCCAATTATCTTCTGTATCATTCATATCATTAGTGGTTTTAATCATATATCTAGATACTAGTTTATCATCTATGTATAAATTATAATTTTTAGATTGATCTAAAGTTCTTAATTGGTATAATGAATGTTTTAATTTATTTAAAGTATCACGATTTTCAGCTACATTTTTATTTGTTAATATTAATGTTCTAAAATGTAAAATTAAATATTCTAAATCATTTTTTACTAATTCATGAATTTTTTCATTTGCTTGTCTATTAGAATCATAACATCCTATTATAGTATCCGTAAATGAATCAATTAAAACAAAATTATATTTAGGTTGTCTGATAGGTATTTTAGGTGTATCTTGGAATGTAACAGATTTCATTTTCTTTTCGATTTCGTCGTCAGTGTTTATTTCAGTCATATTATATAATAATATTAGATTATTTTTATATAAAATCTAAACTAAATTTTTAAAAAGGCATAATTTACTACTTGTAGAATAATCAGAATCAGATGAACAACTATCACTATCTGAATTATGACCTTTTCCTAATATTGTTTTAGGATTTGGTGGTGTTTTATTAAATTGTTCTATATATTTATCACCAACATAAAATAATTTTGTTCTAAGTTCACGAATATTTTTATAATTAATTTTATTATTTTTTATTTTTTCAAAATCATTATTATTTAATTCAAAATTAATAGGTGTAGCATCAAAAAGTCTGATTGGTATTTTCCACCCTTTTGATCCACCCTTTTGATCACCAAAAGAACTAAATTGTATTTGATCTTTTTCATCATTTATGATATCTTTTATATCTTGATTATTAATAATATATAATTCATAAGACATATTTAATATTATTTTATCTTTTTTATAAGTATCAATTAATTCGTCTTTCTTATCAGCATTGTATTTAAAAATATAATAAGCATCAGCTTCAGAAGCATTAATACCTGATGGTCTACCACCTTGTTCATATTCAATAAAAAAGTAATCATCATTAGGTTTATAAATTTTTTGTGCTTTAACTTCAAAAGTTAAATAATTATTAAATTTATCTATTATTTTTACGTCATATTCAGGATGTGCGAATGTATCATTATGAATGAAACCGATTTTAAGATTATTATTTAATTTACCAGTCCATAAATTAAAAACTTCAGTTTCAAATATCTTAGCAAGTACTTTATCTTTATTAAAATTTGATTTTGACATATTATATATTATATAATATAAAAAATCTAAAATATAAACTTAAATATTTTTATTTAAAAAAGAATTTATTGAATTAATTAATTTTTTTTGATTTTCAATAAAAGTTAAATGTTCTTGGTGTTTTATGGTCTTATAATGTTCATATTGTGATCCTTTTCTAATCATTAAACCACAATCACATTTTATTTTTTCATTTCTTTTTTCTTTTATAGTTTCTTTATTTCTATCGTACCATTCTTTTCTAACTTCTAAAATATGTTCTTTATTATTATCATAATATCTTTTTGACCAATTTTTTTTAGAAGGGGTGTAAGTATAACTTGACATATTATATATATAATTATCTTCTTAAATACTTTTATTTAATTCTAAAGCTTTTAAATGTCTAGCTGATTTTTCGTGATTTGATTTTGAATAGTAGTTATAATGACCATAGCATTTACTACAAGTAATTTGTTTTACTTCTTTTTTCTTTTCTTCATAATATTTTTTATTATATTCTTTATCATAAGATTTTCTATCAGCTGTTTTTTTATTTTCATCAATTACTACTTCACCATCAATTGGTGTTTTAGTTATAGGTTTATTATTAAACATTAAATTAACACATTTATCTTTATTTTCGCGTATATGATGTTTTTCACGTGCTAACAATTCATCATATGTATTACAAGGATAATTTTCAATTAATTCAATATATGCGTCATCATGATCTAACATTTGATTAGCAGAACAACCACGACCACATCTTTTATTTTGTTTATGGTTACTGAATCGTTTACATAATTTATCAATTGTTGAACCTATATATAATTGGTCAGTTTTAAAGCTTTTAATTGCGTATATTTTTGATTTTTTAAATTTGTTGTTTTCCATTTTATATAATACTATATATTTTTATTCTTTTAAATTACTTTTATTTAAATTATTTTGTTTAATATTATTCATAACACTATTAATTTCTAAAATGATAGCACTAACGATGACATCTTTATTTTTTGTGAATAGTTTACGTTTATCGGTCTGTACAAATGATAAAAATTTTAGATCACGATCAAGGTGTTTAATATTTTCAATTATTCTATCTGACATATAATACTATATATTTTTAATCTTTTATATTACTTCTATTTAAATTTAATTAATAACATAATTAATTAAATTTTATGGACACCTATTAGACCATCGGACAGATGATATTTTTTGTTTTATTTTTTTATTCACCTATTTATGCTTTTCACCCACTTTGATGCCTT